TTAAGATACTAGACAGCTTGTATAAATATAACATAGAACTTCTTAGAGGAATAAAACATGTTCACAGAATCGATAAATGTCAAAGGTAACTTAGAAGTTATTCTTTTAGACGAGACCGGTAAACAAAAAGACTACAGAAAAATTAATAACCTTGTTGTTGCAGTTGGTAAAGATACCATTGCATCGAGAATGGTTGGTAACACTACAGCAATTATGAGTCATATGGCTGTAGGTACTTCTAATACAGCCGCTACAACTTCTCAAACTGCACTAGGTACTGAGATTGGTAGAGTTGCTCTCGACTCTACTTCAAGATCAACTAACACTATTACTTACGTAGCTACTTTCCCAGCAGGTACAGGTACTGGTGCTTTGACTGAAGCTGGTATTTTAAATGCTTCTTCTTCTGGTAACTTATTGTGCAGAACAGTATTTGGTGTTGTAACCAAGGCTGCTGGTGATACTGTGGTTATTACTTGGAACGTTACTGTAGCATAATATGTCTTTTCTCTTAAAAGATACTATTCACCGTTCGTTGGTGGATAGTGTTTATAATGAATTCTTATCGCGAAGAGCGAACTATTACTATTTTATTGGTAATATAATTGAGTGGGCCAGTCCACAGACCCCGGAAACCCCCGAAGTTACGCAGGACTATGAATACAAGACGCGTAATGGTATTCTTAGTGTTAAGAAGATTAATTTAAGAGACGTTTCCTATGTAGTTTCGAGAAAAAACTGGACTACAGGTACAGTATATGATCAATTTGATGGTAATTACAGCAGTACTTTTACAGCCTATTCTGGCGCTACAAGTATTAAGACAGCTAACTTCTATGTATTGACAAGCTCGTTTGGTGTATATAAATGTATATTTAATAATAACAACGCTGTATCAACAGTTGAGCCCTCGGGCCAAGACATCACTACAATCACTACAGCTGACGGTTATGTTTGGAAGTATCTTTATACCATCCCTCTTTCTTCACAAAATCGATTCTTAACATCAGATTTTATGCCAGTGCAAAGAGCGGTAACAAATGCATACTATTCAGAAGGTGAAGTAAGTAGCATTACAATTAATAATGCCGGTTCAGGTTATACTGGTAATGATGATGTTACCCTAACTGTAACTGGTGAGTTCTTAGGTAAAACTGGCAACTCAATCGCAAATTTAACTCCGGTGTTTAATACATCCGGGGAATTTATTGATGTAAAGATTAGAGATGTAGGAGCAAATTATAAGACCGCAACTATTACCATTAATGATGGTGGTGGTACAGGGACAAGTCTTCTTAACAGTATCAGCAATGTAAGAATATTCAGCGCCGGTACAGGTTATAGTGCAGCTGCTATTGCTAATACTACAGCAACTATAACTACATCAGGTCTCATACAGCCTTCATCGAATGCTTTTGCTAATTTAATATTCAGTAGCAATGCACTGGTAGATGTTGTGTTGACTAATAAAGGTACAGGTTACATAACCGGTGCCCGAGCAAATACTACAATTTCTATCAGTACAACTGGTAACAGTCAGCCTACTTCTAATGCAACTGCTAACTTGTTCTTTGCAACCTCTGCTATTCTGACCCCGGTGTTACGTAACGGTACTATCCATTCTGTTTTAATTGAAGACGAAGGTACGAAATACAGTTCTAACGTTCAAACAACTATTTCAGCAATTGGTGATGGTACAGGCTTTGTTGCTACACCCTTTGTTAATACTGCCGGTCAAATTGAAGATGTTATAATTGAAAACCGCGGAAATGGTTATTCCTATTTAAACTTGACTGTTGCAAGTGCAACAGGTACAGGTGCTAATCTATTCGCCAATCTATCTGTAGACGATATTGATACCTTACAGACTGTGGTAGAGCTTTCTGCGGTGGATGGTGGTATTCATGCATTGAGAGTTGGTAATGTGGGTAACGGTTATTCATACGCTAACGTCACCGTATCTGGAGACGGTATTAGCTTCACCGGCAATGCAGTTATAGTTAATAATACTATCAGTTACATCTCTGTACTGACTCCGGGTTCGGGTTACACGTATGCAAATGTAACCATAACAGGGGACGGGGCTAATGCTAATGCATCAGCTATTATTTCCCCATACAGAGGACATGGTAGTGATCCAGTCAGTGAACTGTTTGCGGATACTTTGATGTTTACCTCTACCATAAATAATGAAAAGAACCTAGGTGTTGATGTAAAGAATGATTACAGACAGTTTGGTATTATTAAAGATTTAAAACAATATGGTAATGAGCGAGCATTTGCCAATGTTATTGGAAGTGCATGTTATTTAGTTACACTTGATACAATTGTAGGGCTCGAACGAGATACTGTTTTGGCACATGAAGCTGGTGGTTCAAAACGATATTTTGAAGTCGTTGAAATAGTACCTTCTAGCAATCAGATACTAGTTCAGAACAAAAACAATCACGACGTAAGTACAGGTGATGTATTGACAGATGAAACTTCAGATTTAGACTATGCCATTACAGATCTGACAATTTCCCCCACGATAAATAAATTTAGCGGTGACTTGCTGTACATTGATAATAGAACATCAGTTAGCTACAGCGAACAACAGTTAGTTACACTAAGAACAGTAATCAAATTATAACAGGTAAGAGATGGCGATTAATTTTAACACCGATCCGTACTACGATGACTACAATGAGAGTAAGGGCTTTCACCGTATTCTTTTTAAACCTGGTGTGGCTGTTCAGGCAAGAGAACTAAACCAACTTCAAAATATACTTCAAAATCAAGTTTCAAGATTCGGTAACCATGTGTTTAAACCTGGTTCAATGGTTATACCAGGTAACGTTAAATTTGATCAAAACTTTAATTTTGTAAAGCTACTGTCAACATTCAATTCTACGGATATTGACGTTACTAATTATCTTAATAGAGAGATGATTGGTCAGACGTCTGGAATCAGAGCTATAGTAATGAAGGTCGAGCCTGCTACAGCTATTGACCCTCCTACAATTTTTGTTAAATATTTAGATTCTGGTACCAGTAGAACTGCTAGCACCTTTAGTGCGGCTGAAGATATTGTTACAAATGATACAGGTACACTTTACAGTGCTACTGTTTCATCTACTGGGAAGTGCCTGGGGGGAAGTATCAGTGATGGTGTATATTTTGTTAAAGACCATTTTGTAAAAGTATTTGCTAATACTATTATTCTGGATAAGTACCTTAGTAATTCTAACTATAGAGTAGGACTTGAAATAGTAGAATCTGCGATTAACAGCGAAGATGATGAATCGCTTTTAGACCCTGCTATTAGTACTTTTAATTATTTTGCACCAGGTGCGGATAGATATAAAATAGAACTGTCTCTTAATAAAAGATCGTTTAGTACTAACGACTCAGATAATTTTATAGAATTATTAAGAGTAGTTAATGGTCAAGAAACTAATTTAGTAGATAAGCCTGGTTACAATATTTTAGCAGATGAATTAGCCAGAAGAACTTTTGATGAATCTGGTGACTACACGGTAAAGCCATTTAATCTTAAATTTATAGAGCATGCTGCTACCTCTGCAGACCTTACCGGTTTTACAGGCAATGCCCAAGGTAACGCCAATCTTGCTATTGCTATCTTAACCCCGGGTAAAAGTTATGTAAAAGGTTACGAAGTTGAAACTCAATCTAATCGTTATTTTACTTTTAGCAAGCCCAGAGATACTGCTAACGTTACTAATGCAGTAGTTAGAACCCCTATTGGTAATTATGTAGAAATAAAAGATGCATTCGGTATTCCTAACTTTACTTCTAACTTAATAGATATAAATCTTTACGATCAGTATACTGCCACGCCTGGCTCTCCTGCAGGTACGCTAGTAGGTAATGCAAAGGTTAGAGGCTTTGAATCTCCTTCAAGCAATGCCATGTTGGCCGCCTCCACCTTCAATACCTTCTTATTTGATATTAATATGAATAGCGGGTATACGTTTGAAAGAGATGTAAAACAGCTGTACCATGCAAGTGTTTCTGATACTGGTTATGTTTCAACAGCTTTTACAGCTAACATAGTTCCATCTACAAATACCTTAGTTACAGGTACAGTTACTATAACAAACGGAAGCAATACTATTACAGGGGTTAACTCTGTATTTACCTCTGACTTAGAGGTTGGTGATTATATTAAATTTAATTCCGATACCTCTAATTCGTATCGAATTATTGCAGTAACTTCTAATTCTGATTTAACAATAGACAGAAATTACCCCCTCGCAACTATTTCTGGTGTAAATACAACTAGAGATCAAGCAGTTTTGGTTGATAATGATAAAGCATCATATATTTTTCCAATGCCAAATAACGTAATCAAAGATCTTAGTGATATTACTTTACGTACAAGAAGAGTATTTTACGGTACACTTTCTGCAAACATAGTAGCTTTAACTACGGCAGTTGGAACAACATTTGCTTCAAGAACAGATCAAGATTATTTTGCTGTTGTAGTAAGCGGGGGTAATGCTGGTAAATTATATAAAATTGAATCAGATGAAATTACCTTTACCGATGCACCTACCAATCGTAACATATCTATTGACCTTACTGACTACGGGTTGACCAATCAAGACGTATTAGTTTATACCACTATTATTAAGAGCGATCCTGCAGCCAAAGCAAAGACCTCTACTTCTACTTCGGCTACCTATACTACCAGAACTGATTGTCAAGCAACCGTCATCTCTCTTGGTGTTGCAGATGCATATAGTTTATCTAATGTAAGAATGTCAGCTAATGCTTTTGGAACGTCTTATCTTGAAAGCAATTCAATTGATATTTCAGATAATTATACTTTAGAGAGTGGCCAAACTTCTACTTACTACGGTATATCTAAGATTAAATTAAAACCTGGTAAGCCTGCTCCTGTAGGCCCTATAAAAATACATTATGATTTCTTTACGCATGGTACAGGGGATTACTTTAGCGCTGAGTCATACCCAGACTATGATACTATCCCTACCTTTAAAGATCAAGGTATAGTTTATTCTTTAAGAGACTCTATTGACCTAAGACCGAGAATTTCTAACGACGGTGTAAACTTTA